TGGACTTACCGCAGCCCTGAAGGCCCATGAGCACACAGGCTGAGTCGTGCTTGCAGCCGGGCTCAAAGATGCGGCGCACAGCGGCCACGAGCGTGGCCTTGAGCATGGCGTCGTAGAGGGTGCCGGGGGTGTCACCAGGCCGCAGGTAGGCGGAAGCAAGGTGGTCGATTTGAATCGGTGGGATGTGATCGGCTACGTGCTCGAGGTATTCGCGGACGGGATCGTATGGGTTCTCAAGTGCGACGACGTGGACGGCATCAGCTGCAAGGTCTTTTGTGACCTTGACGCCTTGCTGTGAAAGGGCGAGGTAAAAGTGCTCGATGTGCTCAAGGGGCTGCTGATCCAGCTCGATGGTTTTGGTGAAGAGGTTCCAGCGGAGGCGGTCGGCCATCTGCTGGCGTAGGAGCACGAGGAGCTCATTGGATTCGAGCTTCAGGAGTTTGCCGTTATGGGTTGGCGTATGGTTTGGTGCCCCGTCTGGTGCATGGACGGATGGCCGCGCGGCTGGAGACGTGCGGCTTTTCTGATGGCCGGCTAGGTGGGCGAGGGTGCCAAGGGAGACGCCACCAGCTGCGGCTGAGAAGGTGCGCCATTTGGCTTCGCAGGCGCCGGGTTCGAACTTTCCGGAAATTCCGGACCATTGGATCCAATCGGCGAGCAATGCGTCGTCAACGCTGTGGAGTGCCATGCCAACGCGTAGCCATGCGTCGTAGTCATCTGCGTCAGCTGCTGGCACTGATGCGAGGTAGGTGCGTGCGCGTTGGATGTCGGTATCTGGCAGCTGCAGGAGCGGTGCGGGTGCAGGCTTCTGGCGCTGCATCTGCTGCAGCAGTAGGGATGGGGCATCTGCGATGGCGAGATCACCGGGTGCGCGATCTTTCAGCCAGCGGTAGGCGCCCGTCATCGGGTGAGCACCGGCTACAACGGATTGGCAACCAGCCCATCGCAGCTCGAGCTGTTCGCCTTTGACGCTGCTGCGCAGCTTGGTGGTCTTGATGGTGGCCCAGAAAGGTTCAGGGACTTGGTAGATGATCTGCACGCGGCCATCACGGCCGGATGTGACTGCCCAGGATTTCGGTAGGTCGCGGAGTGGTGCGCCGATCTGCTCGAGCACTTCAGAGGCACCGAGGCCATCGTGATCGACGAATAGCAGGCCACCGGATTGCGGGCCAGCGATGACGCCGATTGCTACGGCACGGCCGGACTGGATCTCAACGGTGAGGTCGCTGCGGCTGATCGGGTGCTTTTGCCATTCGGGCTGATAGGGGCGCTTGTCGTTGCCTACGGCTACCAGCGCCCAATGGTCAGGGATATTGGCGAGTTGCTCGAGGAGGTCGGCTACCACATGGACGGTGAGAGGCCGGCAAAGTGTGGCAGATAGGTTGGCAGGTTGCCAGTTATCTCAGGAGATCGTTTGCGTCTTGGATTGAGCGGGCGATTCCCGCGATGCCACCGGCGCCGCTAACGGCCGCCATCCATGCGTGCTGCTCTGGCCGGATGCGCCCGGTTGGCGTCTTGACTTCGATGCTGGTGAACACCGCCAGCTGACTGCCAACCATGCCGGGTGTGATGGTGATGATGCGCCAGCCGATCAGGTCTGCGGAGCCGCGTGCGAGACCGAATTGCACAGGCCGGCCGGTGCGTGGATCGGGCAGCTGGCCGACTTGGTTGCGAAAGAGGCGCAGATCGGATCGTGTGCCGAGTGCTAGGCGGATTTGCTGTTGAAGGGTGGTTTCAGCGTTTGCCACGCGCCTGATGGATCCGATACGCCCAGCCAGGAGAGTAACCGCGTTCTTTAGCTAGGGCGAGGAGTTGGGGCAGTGTGCGGGCCTGGCCGCGTCGACTTCTGAGCGAGCCAGACGGCCAAGGCGTCAACATGCTCAGCTCGGCTACATGGCTGAATTGATCATTTAAAAGCAGGTGTGCACTGCCGAAAACTATTGAACGGATCGTGTACGGGCCGACGTGTTGTCCGTACAGCGGCTCCTCTTTGTACCCGACCTTCATCCCGACTTTGAACTGCTCAGCCTCGCGTTTGAGCTCCTGCAGCTCACCCTCTCGCTGCTCGATCTTCCGCTTGGATGGCGCACACTGCGCACCACACACCGGGCACTGTGGCGCCGGCTTGAACGCCGCGTAGCACTCAGGACATGTGCGCACCGATGGCGCTGGCGTGCCGCGGCCACCACGCACGATGCCTTCGGCTAGCGACCATTCGCGCGGATCATCGGGGAACCCATGGCGGGTGACATTGCCAACGTGATCGAGGATCAGGGCTGCATCCTTCCCAGGCGCCGGGCGCAGCACGCGACCCACCTGCTGCAGATAGAGGCCGAGCGATTGCGTGGGCCTGAGCAGGATGGCGCAGCTAGCGGCTGGCACATCGAAGCCCTCGGAGACCACATCCACGGTCACGAGCACACGAACGACGCCGGCTGCATACTGCGCCACCACCTGATCGCGGGCGCCAGTGCCACCCAACAGCAGTGCTGCGCTGATCCCAGCTGTCTTAAATGCGTCGCACACTGAGACTGCATGGGCGACATTGCAGCAGAACGCGATGGCCTGCTGCCCATCGGCCAGGCGCTGATAGTGCGCGATGGCGTCACCCGTGACTGTGGGCCGATCCATGGCAGCTGCTGCCTGATCATTGGCGTAGTCGCCAGCACGGCGCCGGATGCCTGATAGGTCGGCAACGACTGGCGGCGCGTAGATCCGTGCGGCAGATAGGAATCCCCAGAACACCAGATCAGCAACACTGGGACCCATCACTAGTTGATCAAATGCCTCGCTTAGGCCGCGGCCATCGAGTCGGCATGGTGTGGCTGTGACTCCCAGCCGATAAGCATCAGACCAGTGCTCGAGGATCTGACGCCAGCTGCCTGCTGCTGCGTGGTGCGCTTCATCGACGATCACGAGCGATGGCTGCCATGCCATGCGCGACAGCCGCCGCACGAGCGTTTGCACAGATGCGATCTGCACCGCGTGATCGGATGCGGGATGGCCCGCGGCGATGATGCCGTGATCCAGTCCGGCCCATGCGAGCTTGCTGGCGGTCTGATGGATCAGTTCACGGCGATGCACCAGGATCAGCACCTGCCGCCCGCGCGCTGCAGCTTGCGCGGCGATGGTGGCGAGGATGATTGTTTTGCCCCCACCCGTGGGCAGGCATAGCAGCGGTGCCTTGGCGCCCTGCTGCATGGCAAAGCGCAGATCGCTGATTGCTTGTTGCTGGTAATCACGCAGATTCATAGCGGCAGCTCCAGCTGGGTGCCTTCTGCGGGCGCACCATGCATGGCGATCTGGGCCATGGTCAGCGCGCGGCGTTGCCTGTCATATGCAGGCCGTGCATAACCGAGCTGATAGAGGTGCAAATCGTTCTGCAGCAATGCCACGGCTACTGCACGCCACGATGGCGCACGGCCGGATGCTGCCACCTTGGCCGGAACTTCATCCGGGATCTCGTGCGAATAACAACGGGCTTGCCACGTTCGCACGTATTCCGAGACTCGCTCTGTAGCGCACCTCCCAGGATTGAATGGCTCTGTCTGCTTGGCGGTTCGCCAGAATCCGTTGCTCATCGGTCAATAGCCCCCAGGCTTGTCGTGTGATGTCTTCAGGGCATCGCAAGGCAAAAGCACAGGCTGCGTGCCCAATCCATGCCTTGCGGTTCAGGTTGTAGTCAGTCAGTGCATTGATGCAGCTGTTGGGCCACTCCACGGTGACCCGTTGCATATAGCGCCCGTAGAGGCGGTGATTGCCGGTGAAGATCACGGCCCGTTGCAGGAAGAGGCGGCGATTAGCCACCTCGCCCCACATGTTGAAACCGATCTCTTCCCAGGTATCAATGGGCAACCAGATCCTCTTCAGCTTCACGCTCGAGATCCTCCGTCACGTTGTCGATTTGCTCAACGTCCCATGCCTTGCTGAAATCTTTACCAAGGAACAGGGATGCAAGGCCGGTCACCTGCTTAAGGCGCAGCAGCTCATCAGGGCTCATGCCGATGTGATTGCAGATCCATGCGTCGCCTTTGCCCATTTCGATCAGCTCGGCAACGATCACGCTCATCAGCTCGATGTTGTGCGAACCACGAGCGCGGTTGTGACGGATGGTTGATGCCATCCGGTCGTGCAGCTCTTTGCGGAGCACAACCACAGGCAAGCGGCCACCTTCACGTTCGCGGATGCGCTGGCTGTTCTTCAGCGTCAGGTATCGGTGGAAACCGTCAACAACCACATATAGGTCACGTTCGGCATCATGCACGACAACGACAGGCTGTGTGTAGCCATCTTCCCAAATTGATGTTTCGAGTAGTGCCATTTCAGGCGGCGCCACAGAGTTGGGGTTGTAATCGTTGGCGGTAACTTTCTCGATAGGAATACTGCGGACAGAGTAGACCGGGGATCGCCAAGGGTAAGAGTCGTTCTCATCGTGGAGTTCGTCGCCTTTTAGTGGTGGATTGAAAACACAGATCAGCGTTGTGGGCTCTAAAGCTTCAAACGTATGAGCATCGTGCTTGTCGAGCACGTAGGTCACATCAGGTCCAACCGCAATGATTTCTTGCGTTGCTTCATTGATCAGCAGACCTTTCCCGCTAACGCAGTAGCAGGTCTCGAGGTGGTGCTGGTAATGCCAACGATGCGGCTTGCCGGGGTGGATGACGGTTTTGGTCATGCTGTAGCCCATGCCGTCGGTTTCAACGACTAGCCGATGGCTAGTGAAACCACCGCGCGGGCATTGCACAACGCGGTCATCAGGGAGCTGAGCGGCGTTCAGGATTTTCATTTGACGGAACGGTTGAGGACTTGGCTGTACTTGCGCTGGATTGATCTTTGGCGGCGCTGCTGCTCTTGCGTTGGCGCTAGGCCAAGGTATTTGCAGGTGTGGTCGTTCTTGAGCACGGTGATAGCAAACCGTTTCCACGATGTGACCATGCTGTTGTGGCATGGCAGGTCATCGAGATGATCAGGCGGCACCTTGATTACGACACGACGCAGATTGTTGCCACCGTGGCGCGTGGTGCCATTGATGTAGAAGCGGATGCCAATACGGCCAAGAGCTTCAATGATGGCCTCGGGAAGACCGCGCCCCACCCTGCCCCAGTAGCGGATTGATTGGATGAAGCGCTGCTTAAAATTTGCGCTGGACTGATCCGGCAAGGTGGCCAGCAGGAACTTCACGAAGGATTTCCACGTGTGGCCAGGTGGGAGCCTGAAGGATTTGTAATCAAGCTGCTTGCCATAGGTGGCCATGAAGTTGGCACCGCCGACCCTGGCGCAAAGCCTGGCCCAGATCTGCGGGTCAATCACCCGATACATGGCGAGGCTGGATTTGGACTCTGACATAAACGGCGAGGCAACCCGCATCTTCTTGATGGGGATGCCAGCCATGTAGAACACGTCGTAGAGCTTGTTGTAATCCCATCCAAATTTGGCGTTAGCGGTCCAGATGTCCTCTGTGCGCCAGTCGTAGATGGGATAACAGTTAAAGGTGTGCGCCGTGTTTTTCTTGGTCCACATGCGGCCAAGCATGGTCTCCTTCTCTTGATTCAAGATGGCCCGGAACCGATTGAGTGATTCAACGGTGCGGATACCGATCAGGTTGGCGCACGGCTCACCTTGGCTGTACCACTCCGCGAACATGTCCCAGAAGGTGGCGTAGTCCATGTTTTCAATGAACAGGTCGCCAAAGGGGTGGTTCTGCAGGTTGACGATGTAATCCTGCTGCGGCATGGGACGAATCCAGCGGTGGCGGTCAGCCTCGCCCCAGCACTGCCAGTCGATCTCGTAAGAGCTGACGGTGCAAGGCAGCGTGATAGGCAGACAGCACCAGTAGATGTCGAGGATGTCCCGATTGGCTTCGAGAATCCGGTGCATGAACTCCTCGCTGTGGTTGTAGTTGGCTTCGTTGTCCATGATCTGGACGCCAATCTTGACCGGCAGCTGCCGCTCTCGGACATAGTCGCAAACAAGGTTCAGGAGAACGCCGCTGTCCTTGCCGCCAGAGAAGGAGACGTAGACGCGGGTGAAGTGGGCGAAGATAAAATCCAGCCGCTCTATCGCGGCGTCGTACACGGATTGTTCGAGGTACTGACGCATGGTGGGTGCCGTGGCCAGCCGAACCTAGCAGCATCTGGCCGCAAGTGCTAGCATCTGAAAGCAACACGCAGGATTTCATGGAAAACGCCGACTATCACCGGCATTGGGCGGTGAGCAAGTCCGGCCTTGATCAGATCGCCAAAAGCCCCCTGCACTACTGGGCGCGTTTCTTGGATCCTGATCGGGTCTGGACGGAGGCCACGCCAGCCATGCGGCTCGGCACTGCATTGCATACGCACGTGCTCGAACTCAGTAAGTGGGATGAGCAGATCGCGATTGCACCGGGTGACATCAACCGCCGGACCAAGGAAGGGCGCGAGCAATGGGCAGCGTTTGAAGCTGCTGCCAAGCGCAAGACGGTGATCACTGCCGACGATGCCGAACAGGTCATGGCCATGGGCCGTGCTGTACTGCGTCACCCTGCTGCCGCGCTGCTGCTGGGCATGGAGGGGAAGGCCGAGACCACCCACATGTGGACCGATGAGGCGACCGGGCTCGAGTGCAAGTGCCGCCCCGACTGGCTCACCGCGAATGGCTCGCTCGTGGTGGACCTCAAGACCACCAAGGACGCCAGCCCGCGAGGGTTCAAGCAAAGCGTGGCGAACTATCGCTATCACGTGCAGGCGGCTTGGTATCTGCACGGGCTCGAGCAGGCCACCGGCAAGCGCCCCGATCAGTTCATCTTCATCTGTGTGGAATCAACCGCGCCGTATGCCGTGGCGGTCTATGCCGCCGATGCGGAGATGATCGAGCGCGGCCACGATCAGGCGATGCGCGATTTGGCGAAATTGGCGGTTTGCAAGGCCGCCGATCACTGGCCAAGCTACAGCGAGCAGATTGAACCGATCAGCCTGCCCGGTTGGATGACGGACCAAGGCGCCAGCACACAAAGCACAGAAACCATTCAGGAGTTTTGACCATGGAAATTGAAGTGCAGATGAGCAGGATTGCTCATGCGTTTGAGCGAATTGCTGACTCAATCGAGCGAATTGAGGCAGAAGGCTTGACTATTAACGTCGACATTGATAGCTCTCGACTGCGGCTTGAAGGCGGTTTGACTGTGCAGCATGAGTTTACATCTGATCCACTTTCAATCAAAGGCAAGCTTTATTTAGAGCCAGACGAACAAGAAGGTTTCAGTGTCAAACTTTGAAAATAAGACAATGACTGACAGCACAGCACTCACCACCACCCAGCCCAGCGGCTCAGTGTTCTCCGGCATCCAAGCCTTCGAAGACGCTCAGCGAATAGCGAAGGCTTTGGCCAGCAGCACGCTGATCCCGCCTCAGTTTCAAGGGCAGCAGGGCTTCGCCAACTGCTTGGTGGCGCTTGAGATCGCGGGCCGGATGGGCATCAGCCCATTTCTGGCGATGCAGCATCTGCACGTGATCCACGGGCGCCCCAGCTGGAGCAGCAGCTTCATCATTGCAATGGTGAACGGCTGCGGCCGGTTCAGCCCATTGCGGTTTGAGCTTAGCGGCAGCGGTGACAGCCTCGCCTGCTATGCGGTCGCCAAGGATCTTGCTAGCGGCCAGGAACTGAATGGCCCCACCATCACGATGGCGATGGCCAAAAAAGAAGGATGGGCCACGAAACAGGGATCAAAGTGGCTGACCATGCCCGAGCTGATGATCCGCTATCGCGCCGCGGCCTTCTGGGGTCGGCTGTACGCCAGTGACATGCTGCTCGGTATGCAGAGCCAGGAAGAAGTGGTCGACGTGGAGCCCGTCACCGTGACCGAAACCAGCGTAGCGGATCTGAATGCTGCCATCGCGCAGCCGGCTCCCGTTGCAGCACCAGTGGAGGCGGATCAGGATGAATTGTTCTGACTACATCACCGCTAGGCAGCTTGCGGAGCGATGGGGCGTGCATCGCGCCACATTGCTGAGATGGCGCCAATCAAACATTGGGCCGGCCTTTCACAAAGCGCCCGGCGTCGTGCTCTATCCCCTGGCCGAGGTGGAGCGCTACGAACAGGCCAACCCGTACCTCAAACCACAAAGCAAATGAGCTTCAAGCTGAACCTGTCGATCTTCAAGTCCACCAAGCCCGAGAGCAAGGTGGACTTCAGCGGAATGATGAACGTGAAGGTCGAGGAGCTCGACGCCTTCTGTGCGTTCGTGATGAGCCAGACGCCGGATCAGTACGGCAGCGTGCAGGTGCCGATCAGCGGCTGGAAGAAGACCAGCCAGAAAGGTCTGGCGTATGTGAGTGCTGTTGCCCAGCCGCCACGTGACTGGGTGCCGCCTGTGACTGCGCAGGCTGCTGCCCAGAGCCTGGCTCAGGCGACTGATGGCGTGGTCACCGAGGTGATCGAGGCTGATCTGTTTTAGGCCAGCCCATCAGCTCGCATTCAAGGCGAGCGATCTCGTTGACGGCCTGCTGCAGTAGCTGCTGCTGGTAGCAGGTCTGTTTAAGGAGAGCAGCCGCCAGTGTGCCCGCGTCTTTGCTTTCGAGCAGGGCGCGGGCTTGTTTTTCGATCTCGAATTGCTGCTCGGTGGATAGTTCCACCGCCATCCACTCACCGAAGTTCACTGTGCCATGATGACGGGGTACAGGTTCAGGATACCTATGGAGTGCCCCCGCTGCAGCAGCAGTGAAATCAGAGCGATCGCAACGAACGGTAAGCAACCTGACAAGGTGACCCGCCAGCGGAGGTGCGTGCAGTGCCGGCATACCTGGTACACGGTGGAACTGCCGGTGAGCTTGGTGGCGGTCGGTTGGGCGCGGACGCCTGACACGGGTAAAAGCGTGCCCGTTCTACGGGTGCCTGTGCAGCTGGCGGTCGGCACCGATGCAGTGTGAAGAACTGTCACAGCAGCTCGCAGGGTGACCCGTGGGCGGTGCATACTTAGGGGACCGGAGGCGATCGGTCCTCCACTCGGCAGCCCAGAGGCTGCGCTGAACATGGAAGCTCTCCTGAACGAGCTGGTTGAGCTGAACGATCAGGCCGAAGCCCTGATGGAGCCCGAGCAGTTTGATCAGTGGTGGGCGATCACTCAGCGCCGCCAGGAGATCATCCGGCTGCTCGATGCCTGAGCCCTTCGGGGCTCTCCCCACACCCACACCGCACCATGCTCACCGCCACTCTGCTGGTGATCTGGAAGCTGCTTCTGCCGCTGCTGCTGGTGGTCGCCGTGATCGACTGGCTCACCGCCTCTGACGATCGCCGCATCCGCGTCCTCAGCCGCACCGGCCTCAGCCAGCGACAGATCGCTGCCCGCCTCAACCTCACCCGCTACCGCGTCCGTCGGGCGCTTGCATCATGATCAACCGCATCAACAACGCCATCTGCCTGCTGATCGCCGCGGCCGTGTTCGCCATGATTGGCATCGATTCCGGCGCACATCACAGCCCCACCCACTCCGGCACGCAGCAGGTGGTGCGCAAGTGACCCCACGCCGCTACTACTTCCAGATCAAGGCCGCGAACGTGCTCGAGTGCATCACGGCCACCAGCCTCACCGAGGCCAAGCTGATCGCTGCCGACACTTGGCTCGAGTGGTGGTCGCAGATCGAATGGATCAACGCAGAGGAGTCCCATGCCTGAGATCACCGGCGCCATGCTGCCGTGGCAGTGGCGCGAAGAATCGACCAGCCAGCACGGTGACGGCATCAGCCGGCCGCGGCCCAAGACTCGCACCAAGGAGTTTCGGCTGATCATCTACCCGCAGGGTGCCCGGCCGATGACGTGGATCACGCGCGCCGAATCAAAGAAGCACGCGATCCGCTACGCACAAGCCCGCTGGCCGGGCGCAACCGTGGAGGTGGCGTGATGACTAAGCACCCGATCACCATGCCGCCTGAGCTGGTGCGGGACTGGGCGCAAAAGGCTCAACTCCTGTCAGGCGACGATCCCGTGTCCTTTGCCGAACTGCTATGCAACAAGGCTGCCCGCTGGGGCGCTGATCAGGAGCTGGAGGCGTGCTGTGAGTGGTTGAAAGGTCATTGGCTAGATGCCGATCTCCGCGCCGACCGCCGCGCACTGGAGGCGCTGCCCGATGTCTGACATTCGCCACCGCATCGAGCAGCTGCTAAGCGACACCAGTGCCTTCACGGCTGGTCAAACTGAGGAGCGCCAGCGGATCCGCCAGCTGATCGACATCAGAATCGACCAGCTGTGCGGCACCGTTGGGATCCGCAACCGCCAGCAGCTCTGCGCCGAGCTGCTCCGCATCCGCCAACACCTCGAACCATGATTGAATCCGTCAAGCTCGACCAGATGCGCGTTGACATGATGGACGCGCTCTACGCCCGCAGCGGCCGCACCAACGGGCTCTACACCGGCCTGTGGGAGGAGTTCTGCCGCGACCTGGCGGCCAACTTCCGCGACACGCCATACCCTGAGCTGCTCGCCCGTGTGGTGCGCGCCATGGATGCCACCGAGTCGGTGATGACGCAGAAGCAGGCGCAGCAGGCGATCGAGGTCTGCCGCCAGCAGCTGCTGGGGGATAAGTGGCGATGAGCCGGCCGTTCAAGCGCGGTGAGGAGAACTTCGCCGTGATCCTGAGCGAGGAGCTGGTGCGCGAGCTGCGCCAGCTTCGCGCTGCCGGGCTCAGTTATCAGCAGTTGGCCGATCGGTATGAGATCGACAAGAAGCACGCATGGCGCATTTGCAAGGGCATCGCATGGGGGTGGCTCCAATGAATGACCAGATCAACCCAGACCACTACAAGCAGGGCGGCATCGAGTGCATCGACGCCATCGAGGCTGCGCTGACCCCTGAAGAGTTCCGGGGGTACTGCAAGGGGAACATCATCAAATACACCTGGCGCGAGCGCCACAAGGGTGAGGCGGTGTCGCTGGCCAAGGCGCAGTGGTATCTCCGGCGACTGCTCGGCAAACTAGAGCAATGATGCACCTGCCGGGGCTGAACCTGATCGAGCGCGCCGCGCTGTGGGTGCTGGTGCGCAGCCCGCGCACCACGCTGGTGGTGGTAAAGGAGCGGCTGTGGCCGAGCGTGTTCGTGGCGGCCGACCCATCAGATGATGTGGCCTGCTATGTCACCAACGGCCAGGAGGAGCCGCTCTCCATGCAGCTAGAGCGGATCTTCCATCAGCCTGCCTACGGCGAAGACCAGTGATCAGACTGCACGCCGGCCGACTGCTGCTGGTGTGCAGCCGATCCGATCGCAACTGGCACGCACGGGTGATCCTTGGACCGAAGCCCCAGCACCAGCTGGAGGCTGACACCGGCACCATGCACCTGCAGGAGGCGTTCCTGCGCGCGCAGAAGATCTATGAGGCGGCGCTGCTGCAGCTGCGGCCCAATGGCGGCCAGCGGATGTGCTGGGACTGTTTGCACTGGGACACGCAGCGGCATCGCTGTGAGATGGGGTTGCCAGAATCGAAACAGAGCGGCGGCCGTTATGCGGCCAGGTGCGAGATCTATGAACCAGCCGAAGGTGATTAGCCGCACCGATCGCGGTGGCGGATGGATCGAGACGCTGGAGCCTGATGGTGGCGGTGAGCTGTACTACCGCAGCTGCGTCGGTGGCATCTGCCGGTATTCGAGCGACCTGTGGCAGGCCGAGCTGTACCTCGACCACCTGCTGGCGCGCTGATGCTCCGCGACGTGCTGATCTTGATCGTGGAGTATTGGGCGACGTGCCTGATCGCGCTGTGGGTGTGCAGCCGGATCCTGCCGTGATGGGTTTGGCCGGTGGCTGGTCCTCACGCGGTGCCAGCCTGTTGCCCGCAGCCGGCCGCTACGGGACCGCCTAGATCCTCAGAAAAGGTCTAGGGCGACAGATTAGCCCTCACCTGCCACCCAGCGCGCGATTGCCCACTCGCCCAGTGGTGTCCAGAAGTGCTGGGCTCTGTACCAGGCGATCCAGTCCTTGTGGCCTTTCTGGCTGTTGCACATCAGGCAGCAGCTCACCAGGTTCTCGCGCACGGTCAGGCCGCCGTGGACCTTGGGCACAACGTGGTCGAGGGTTGGGCTGCGGCCTAGCGGATCGTTGCAGTAGGCGCAGCGGTAGTTCCAAGCGAGGTGGATCTGATCGCGCGCGCTGCGGCGGGTGACCAGGCGCGTCTCATCAATGTGGTGCTGGTCCAAGGTCCGGCGGCAGGGGTACGCAGTTCACCTCGATGTCGATGATGTCCTCATCGGATGGGATGAACTCGGCCAGCTGGGAATAGATGTCCGCTGGCAGGTCGTCGGGTTCGGTGCTTGACCGGATGATGAGCTTGGCGGAGATCTCAACAAAGAACGCCCGCATGGGCTGGCCGCCGCTGCGGTAACGGTAGCGAGCAGAACCGAATCGGGCCTGTGACGGATTGTGAACAGGCCGGCACTGATCCGCAGAGTGCACCGTCTGCGGGGTATAGTTAGTTCATCAACGCAGCCGACCGATGACCACTGCCACCCGCCACCCTTCCATCGTCAAAGCCCTGAACCTTGCACTTGCCGAAACCGGCTGTACCAAGGAACAGGCCGTTTCGATGGTGATTTCCGCCCTGGTTGACGCCGGCATCCCAATCCAGCAAGCCATGGATTCGGTTCTTGGTCCTGGCACCTATCAAGAGATTGCCGACGCCACTTGGGAAGCCCTTCAGCCCGCTTGACCCTTGCGCTGCCTTTAATAAGAGCCGGCCTGTCCGTCTTGTTAAAAGCAGCCAAACACAACCTCCACCCATGACCTACATCCTCCGCATCGGCCCGTGGCACGTCGGGCCGTTTGACACCCACCAAGGCGCGCAGCACTGGGCCGAGCGCCACGGCTGCGACGATTACACGATGATCCCGCTCGATGATCCCTGCGAGGCGCCGATCAGGATCCACCGGATGCGCATGGCGCAGCTGAAGCATCCGATGGCCAAATAAAAGCCCCAGCTGCGCAGGCCGGGGCTCTGTCCCACAGGATCGTTCTCCGGGCTCAGACTAGCCCTTGCTTGCTGTCACTGCTAGGTCGCCGTTGTACCTGCCGGTCACCGCATAACTGCGGCCGGGAATGCCTTCCATTTTGTAGAACACCATCTGGCCGATCTTCATGCCGGGCCAGATCGCGACCGGGTGCATCTTGCGCGCGTTACTCAGCTCCAGCGTCAGGCGGCTGCCATGCCAACCGGGATCGCACCAGCCGGCGAGCAAGTGTTCGAGGCCCTCGCGTGCGCGGCTGGACTTCAGCACGAACTGCGCAGCGATGCAGTCGGGCAGGTTGAAGATCTCGCGTGTTTCCGCGAGGCAGAACTCACCCGGCTGCAGCCAGTAGGGGTCCTCTGCCGTGTGGCCGCTGATGCCGTGGATCTGCAGCTGCGGTGATTCAGCCACCTCGATCATGATGCGATCGCCCAGCAGCACATCAATGCTGGCCGGGTTGACCAGATCAGGGTCGAAGGGCACCATCATTGCGTGGCGCTTGCAGAGATCGTGGATCTCGTAGTCGGGAAGGGGCACGCCGCCTCAGTAGTTCCACCGCACCCTAGGTGCGCCCTGGCGGATGCCAAGGTGGACGAAGCCCTTTGGTGCGCCGTACCCGACGCTGTACGGCCAGTTTTGATCGACCCAACGCTGCACGGCCATCATGTCCACTCCGTCGATCACGAAGTCCACCGCACCCACGCCGGGCGCGTCGTAGAGGTGCTCCGAGCCGGATGCTCCACCAGCCGCGCGATTGATTACCGGTGGCCTGTAGCCGGATGTGATCACCACCGGCCGGCCACCGAACTGCGCGCGCGCACGCTCGAGGAACTGCGCCAGCCGCATGGCGGTGTCGCACTGGTGCTGGTGATCGAAGCGGCGCGCCTCTTGGCCGAGCGCAAACTCGCCGTAGGTGATGTGCGGCGTCAGCTTGTGGCTGAACGGCGACTCCGGCGTGAACATCGCGGAGATCGGCCCGGTGGTCTGCCGCTCACGGCCCCACAGGTCACCCTCTGCGATGCGGCGCCGCTTCAGGCCGGCCTCCACGTTTGTGCCGGGGTTGCGGTAGAGCAGCAGGGCATCGGGCACGCCAGCCCAGTTCTTGTCGCGCAGCCTGGCGCTGATCGTCTCGAAGCCCTTGGCGCTGTAGAACCCGGCGCCGAGGTTGTAGGCGAAGGAGATCAGCGCGCACTTCTGCTGGTCCGTCATCTCCACCCAGAAGGGGATGGTGGTGCGCAGCTTCGCGGCGATGCGATCCACCTCTTGGCGCAGCAGCAGGTCGGCCTCGATGGCGTTGATCCGATCGCCTTTTTGCACCGGCCGGCCGTCGCTGTAGCGCGTTGTGCCGTAACCGATCGTCCACGGTGCGCCGCCTGATAGCGGGTCGGGGTAGGCGTCGAGGTGACAGCCCTCGAAGTCTTTGATCAGCTTCAGCGCTGCTGCCAGATCAGCCTGTTTGCCGTCTTGGCTCCAGGTGTTGAACCACGCCCGATCGCGGCGCATGGCGGCCGCATAGCCGTTCACCGCGAGATCCTGCTCCAGCTGGGCGATCGCTGCAGCCTGATGGGGTAGTCCGCGATAGAACCGAAACAGCTGCTCGAGGCTGATCGGGCTGGGGTTGCTCATCTCATTTGCGCTTTGGAAACGCCATGCGAGCAGCAGTCAGCAGCAACTGGATCCAGCTGTTGGACTTCAGCGGGCTGATAGCGATCAGCTCAGAGCCGGCAGCCACCACGATGGCGATCGCGGCAAGGGTTTCGGGGCTCATTGCATCCATGTGTGTGCTCCTAAGTTAGTCGCGCAATTCAAGCGCGCGCACACGCTTGTCGAGGTCTGCCATTTCAGCGCGCGCGTCAGTCTTTAGCTCATCCACTGATTTGGCCATCTGCACGATGGTGGCCTCGATCCGTGCGGACTGCACTTGCATGGAGATGAGGAGCGCGCCGATGGCGACCATGCCGGCAGCGAGTGCAGCGGGGAGGGACGCTGCAAAGACGCCGCTAACGGTCTTCGTGTCGTCGGCCATCGGGACGCCTTGGCTCGATCACATCGTAACGAGCGGAAGCGTTGCCGATCCGCGGCGCTGCCGCAAGCGCTGGTTAGCGGCCCTGTCCCCGGAGCTTCTTGCGGCCTCTGCGACGTGGGCGCGAATGTTGGCCGAATCCTTGGCGGGTGGTTTTAGGCGGCCCGGGCTGGTGCTCGATCCGCGCAGTGCCGGTTTTACTCCTGACCGCCATCGGGTTCAGCCTCAGCGGCGGGATCTTCGGCCACGTTGGATGTGATGGTGCAGTTCTCCAGGAACTGAATCAGCCCACCACCTGCGGATTGCACCAGCAGGTTGTTGCCAGTGGCACGCGCGACGGCGTAAGCCTCGATCAGTTCAGTGAGCTGCTGCTTGGGATCAGGCATCTGAGTCCTCGGTTGCGGTTGCATTATCGGGCAGGCTGGTCTGGTGTTCGACACGCCCCAGTGCGGTTTTACTCTTAACTGCCATGGTCAGTTAGCCCAAGGAACGCCAGCGGCTTTGGTGGGGGCGTGCTGCTGATCAAGCTGCTCTTGGAGGGCTGCTTCGATTTCGGCAACTTTTTCGTCGCCGCCAAGGGCTTCCTTGACCCAGCCGATCACAACCTCTTCGGTGAGGTCGGCGTAGGGGATCAAGTTTTCGGGGCGTTGAAAACCGATGCTGCCGTAGGCGCCACTGGAGTAAGTACCGTCGTTGGCGTTCACGGTGTAGTGAGCGGTAAACACGAAGCCGTCATCGGTTTCGCGGTCCAGGGTGTTGATACCCCACGTAAAGGTGGTGGTCATGGTAAAAACCGTGTTCAGTAGCAGGTTAGTAGGGTTGCAACCTGTTGAGTAGGCCGGTTGCCAGCCTAGTGAAGGGGACTACTTCAGTTACCAAGTAGCAATGGCGGTCCGCTTCCAAGTGTTGGTGGCGGTACAAACGTAGATGTAGCTGGCATCCCAGCAGATCTCACCGGCAGTGCCTGTATCCGTTGCGGAAGCCGGTGTTTTTGCAGTAGCAATTCTAATTCGGTTGCTGTTCACTTGAAGCAACGCACCGCCGCTGTCCGAGCTGGTACCAACTAAGAGCCTGCCGCTGGAGTCGATGCGGGCGCGTTCGTTGCCACCGTTGAAGAACACAGTAGACGCGGCATCTTGCGCTTCAATGATTAGCAGTCCCGTCCCCCGATGCTGGATCTTGCTATCTGCGTTGGCTCCGCCGTTAGCGCGAATAATTCGCAAGCCATAATCAGTGTAGGTGGTATCACCAACAAAATCAATCAAAGCATTTCTGTTTGCCGAAGCACCTGCTCCTACTTCAAGGGTCACATCTCCTGTTGCTGCACCTAAACGCGCAGATCCAGAAACATCCAAGAGGTAGCCAGGGCTCGTAGTGCCAATCCCTACATTGCCTGTGCTACTAACAAAAACTCGGGTTTGCGCTGCTTGGCCATTTGGGTTTGTTGCAATTACAAAGCTATTGCCATTCTGTCCAGCGCCTGTCGTAACTGCTCCAATATAGGCATGTCGGTTATCAGCAAGATCGTTTGCTGAAGTTGTAAAAGCGATTCTTGAT